TTCAGTTCCAGCCCATGCGACGCGCCCGACTTCATATAGCCGTCCCACGCCGCCTTGGCCTCGGGCGCCGCCACGACGGCAGGCGGCTCGGCGCCCAGCATCGGTCGGCGGCTCTCGCTCAGCGCACGGTCCATGCGCGCCTGCGCCTGGGCCACCGCCTGATCGATGCGGGCCACCTTCTCCTCCAGCAGCGCATCGGCCGAAGCCTTCTTCTCGATCTCGTCCAGACGGGCGTCGTTCGCCCCTTTGAACGCCTCGAACGCGGCCATCATCTCATGCATGGCGGCGCGCGCCTCGGGATGACCCGAGACGGTCTTGGTCTCTTTCATGATGTCTCCGATGTTAGAACCGCACGATGCGGTTACGCTGGAGACGCGGCTGCAAGGCCGCGTCTCGATCTTGCTTCAGTAGGTCGCGTCACAGCCATTGTTGCGCCTTCGCGCAGGCGTGTTAGCGTCCTGGCTCATGCAGGAAGGATTGATGCTCAAACTCGTCATGCTCGCCCTGTCCGCCGCGCTGCTTCCGTCGTGCGCGACGCCGGAAACAGCCGCCATGTCTCCTCAACAGAGCCGCCTCTCCGCCGACGCTTCCCTGCAGGCGCGCCTGTTCGAGACTCTCGGCGCGTGCGAGCGCTTCAATAGCGCTCCCTCAGCCGAAAAGGGCTTCGCCGCCCATCTGCGCCGCCACGCCCCGACTGCGGACGAAACAGAACGCCGCGCGCTCCGGGCCGCCTATGATCGGGGCGCAAGCCCCGCCGTAGCCTCGCGCCAGACGCCGGAATCCTGCGCCATCGCCCTGCGCGGCCACGACCAAGAGGCTCCCGGAGTGCATGGCCGCCGCGACGGCGCATTGCGTTCGCTCTAGCCGTCAGCAATCATGAGCATGTCGATATTCTCGCTCCTCGAGCGCCTTCTCCGTGGGCAGATCAGTCAGAACATAGACGACATCTTGAGGGCCAACGGCGGAACCTCGGCCTTGCTAACCGCCCGCACGCCCGGAACGCGCGATCATGCCCTTGTAAAGGCGGAGCAGGACGGCCTTGTTGTCAGAACCGCGCGGCTGGGTCGGATCGACCTGGTTCGGTACGGGACTCTTTTCGACTTCCGCCTTACTGCCGAGGGCGAAGCGGCCCGCAGGCGCCTGATCTCCGGCGACCTGAAAAACCGCTGACTTCGCGAAGGCTCGACCGGGTCAGTCCGGAACAACTCGGAATTTCGCCCCCGGCAGCATCGGAAACGTCACCAGCGACACCTCCCATAGCTCCGCCCGGCTCAACACCCGCAAGCGCCCCTCGCGCCGCGCCTTCGTTGCTCTGAACCCGATCGACAGCCCGTCCAGCGCCCCGGCGCGCGTCAGGGCGGCGGCGTAGCGGGCCTCGGCGGACCAGTCCTCGATCCGTCCCTCGACCCACAGCCCCCGCTCGTCCTCGACCATCCGGTCCCAGACGCCGACCACGGCGCGGCTTTCATGCTGATGCAGCATCCGCACCCCGCTTGCGCTGGTCTTGCTCAGGCTCTCGGCGAAGACGCCGCGCGCCGTCACGTCCCCGTTCAGGTCCGCCACGCCCCACAGGGAGGCGTAGCCGGCTATGGCCAGGCCCGTCTTTGCTCGGCTTGTCGCCGCCATCATTTCTCCTCCAGCCGCCGCTCGATCCGCTCGACCGCAGCGCGCGTCGCCTCGCCCTGCGCCTCCAGCCGCGCCAGCCGCTCGGCGACCAGCCTCTGCTCGTCCACGCGCTGCTCCAGCGTGGCGATCCGCGCCGCCGCCCCTCCGGCCCAGACCAGGCCGCCGATGGTCTGCACCAGCAGCGCCGCAATTATTGGAAGCACATATTTGAACTTCTCCATCACCGCTCCATTCGAGGTGACAACGTTATATATTTTTGATATTCAGGATACATGCCTACTCAAACTCCCTGCGACGCACTCACCTCAGGTCACTGTCTCGAGCTGATTTATGACGGACACACGCGACTCGTAGAGGTTCATGCCGCAGGCTGGACCAAAGAAGGCTTCCCCATCATGCGGGTGTGGCAGGTGTCTGGGGGCAGCAACGGCGGCGAACCCATTGGCTGGAAATTAATGCGACTCGATCGAGCCAATATCCTCGGTGTTAGCGATCAGGAATCTGAAGCGCCTCGGGCTGGCTATCGGTCCGGAGACTCCGCAATGGTGAAGATCGACGGACAACTTTGAAACCGCCACAGTTACAAGACCCCCTCGGATAGGCGGGAGGGTTGTTGAATGCGCAGTCAGACCAATGCGAGACCTCGTAGAATTCTTGTTGTTTGACTCGCTCACTCATCACTCCCCCACCCCCGCCATCCGGCGCCGCTCGTCCTCGGTCAGGAAGCCAGCCGCATTCAGCCGCGCCCACAGCGCGTCCCGCTCGACCTGAAGGGCCGGAACCGCATCCAGATCCGGCTCGATCCGGCAATCGACGAAGCGGCTCCCCAGCCACCCTGTCATCGCCCCGGCCGCCTTCCTCACCAGCGGGATCACCGTCCCTCGCCAGAAGGCCGCGTTCGCCTCCCGATAGTTGGCGTAGGTCGCATCGCCGGGTATCCCCAGCAGCTGCGGCGGCACGCCGAACGCCAGGGCGATCTCCCGCGCCGCAGCGTGCTTGCCGGCGATGAAGTCCATGTCGTGCGGCGTCAGGCTCATCGGCTTCCAGTCCAGCCCGCCTTCCAGCAACAGAGGCCGCCCGGCGTTGCGCGCCCCGGCATGGGCCTCGCCCAGTTCCGCCTTCAGCGCCTCGAACTGGTCCGCCGTCAGCCGCTCTCCGTCCTTGGCCCCATAGACCAGAGCCCCGCTCGGCCGCGCCGCATTGTCCAACAGCGCCTTGTTCCAGGCCCCGGACGCATTGTGCACGTCGATGGCGAAGGCCGCCGCCTCGAGCGGCGAAAACCCGTAATGATCGTCCGTCGGATGAAACAGCTTCAGGTGCATGACCGGCGACCAGCCGTCGCCATGCCGCCCGATCCGCACCGCGCGCCCGCCGACCGCATACTCATAGGCCTCGGGCCAGCCCGCCCTTCCGGGCACCACCTTCACGCGATCCGGCCTCAACGCCCACAACTCGTCGGGCGCCCCGTCCCCATCGGCGTCTCCCGTCGCCTCAACATAGGCGTTGCCCGCCGTCTGCAGCGCGCCGTAAACCGCCTCCATCAACTCCCCGCCCGACTGCTCGGGATTGGGCTTGTCGATCAAGCGCGCCAACGGATGGTCCGCGCTGCGCACGCCCCCGACCATCACCATCAGCGGCGTCGAGGCCGCCGCCTCCGCGATCATCCGCACGCAGCGATAGGCCACGGCGTTCTTGCCGAACCCCTCGTCCGCCAGATGCGCATAGTCGCGCGGCGTCCATCGCGCCCGCCCCGCCCCCGTCAGGGCGATCAGCGGCCCGGTGCGGCTGTCCTTGATTTCGGGCGCAGCAACGCGCCGCCGACCGAACGGTCGTCGCCAATCCATTGAAATCTCCACGTCATTTGCCCTTCGCCTCTTGCGGGAGAAGGATCAGATCACAGCGCCCGCAACCTCGGCTGCGTCTTCCCGGCCAGCAGCAGGTGCGTCAGGCCCCACACCAGCGCATCCGCCCGATCCGGGCTCTTGCCCCCCGGCGCCTCCCCGCCCAGCGCCATCATCTCTTCCTCCAGCGCCGGGAACGCCCCGCAGTGGACCACCCGGCCCTGCTCGTAGAGCGCCGCCACCGGCTCGGCCCGCGCCTTCTTGGATCGGCTGGCGTGAACCAGCTTCACCTGCGCCGGACAGTCCGCCTGCCCCAGCAGGGTGCGCACCATCTCTCCGCCCTGATTGGCCTCGGCCAGCACCAGGTCGGCGCCGAATTCGCGCGCCGTCTCCGCTACGCGCCGCGCCCATCCGGCGGGCGACAGGCCGCGCGCCGAACGATCGGCCAGCACATAGGCCGCCTTGTCCCAGCGCCCGGCGACCACGATCCCGCAGGCGTCGCCGTGGG